ATCAAACAGGGAAGTATTATCCTCCACCCGCGATGCAATCACAAAACCAGTTTGTTCAATCTCCCCCGTCTGCAAACGAAAATCTGCGGCAAGTCTTTTGAGCAACTCAGAAGCCGTCTTGTTTTCATAAACATAGGTATCCTTGTTTTTCAGGTAGCGGATCTGGTCATAGGCGGTGCAGCGGATCACCCCGCCGCCGTTCGTCTTATCCCGCTGTTTGGTAAAGACGAAGCCATAAAAGACGGTTTTTCCATTTACCAGCAGATTCACAGCCGAGCCTTCGCCAAACTCGCCGATATTTCCCAAAGCTTTGTCTTTGAGCACAGTGAACTTCAAGGTACCCGGGGAACCCCTGCGGTCGGTGGTCCATTCCACCCCCTCTTCCACCAACGGGAAAAAGGAAACACCTTTTTCATTTGTAATCAGAAGCTGCGCCATACTCCCCCTCCTAGGATTCTTTGGGGATGGTCAACGCATCCCCGACATAGAGAACGTTGGGGTCGCTCATGTTATTTGCCTTTGCGATCAGGGTGTATTTCGAGCCGTCCCCGTAATATTTCTTTGCCAGATTCCAAAGGCAATCCCCGCTTTGAGCTTTGTAGGACATGGGCAGTCCGGGCGCATTGTCTGTGCTGGACGGGGCGCGTTCCACCTGTTTAGTCGCTGTTGCGGTATTCTGCTGCACCTTGATCTTACAGAGTTTCGTGGAATAGCTCCGATACTGTTTCAGTTTGATCTTTACCATCAGGTCAAACCCGTTTTTGCTTTCGTCTGTGATCGAATAGCTTTCCATCGAAACCTTGATGTTGGTGCTGAACAGAACCTTGCCGCTCGGCAGTGTCCGGGAAACAATAAACTGAAATGGTTTCCGGCTGGTTTTTAGCTTTTCAAAGTAGTTTAAAAAATAGGACGCCTTTTGGAATCCACCGGAATAGACCGCGAACGGATACCGGACCTGCGGGATCATGCATTCAAATTCAATGTCCGTCAGCTTGGCCTTTTTCAACACATTGATCTGCCCTTCATCAATCAGGATATAGGTGCTGTTGTTATTGTTGATGGTCAGCTTCAACTGCGAGGGAGCGACAGGCAGCAGACATTTTTTCAGATAGAAATGGTATTGGCTCATCAGATATGCGTCCCTTCTGTGATCTTGTCCACCGCTTCACTCACACCGTCCGTCAAGCCGGTTACAAGCCCATCCAGGTCCATCCCGCTGCTGACGTTGTTATGGTTGGTCTGCTTGATGGTAATTGCGGCGGTTGTGTAACGGTTGATTGTCTCCTGTTCCGCGATGTCGCGTAAATATTTCAGCTCTTCGCCGGTATCGGTCAGACCGTCCGCCATACTGCCGGTATGGTTCGCAATGTCGGCAACGTTCCCGGCCAGTCCGGATCGGGAGAGATAGTCGGACATATCCAGCGGTTCCACGCCGAACAGGTCATTGATCGAAAAATTGGAGATGGTCTCTTCCACTCCCTCGCCGAACCTGTAACCAGCAGCCGCGGCATCGGTATAGTCGATATAATCCATCTTCTGGACGTATTCCACCCAGCCGGATTCATCCTTCACCTTCTGCTGCGCCTGTTCCAGCCCGCTGTAAAAGCTGTCCAAGCCGCTTGTGATGTCCACCGTCACGCCGGGGATTTTGTTAATCACCGCTTCGATGGCCGCGGCCATATTTTTGATGTAACCGATCACAGTTAACGCCATGTCATAAAACAGGACGGTCACAGCGCTTGTTTTGCCATGAAACACATTGCCGAAGAAATTCGCGAGGGAAGCGAACCCGTTCCAGAGCGGGATGGTAAAGGTGTTCAAAATGTGTGCGCCTGCCACTGCAAATGCGCCTGCTATGATTCCGGTGGCACTGGCGCTGGTTCCCGCAAAATGGTTCACCGCCGCCACAGCCGCATAGATCAGCGCGATCACGGCAATGACCGACAGGATGATCCATGTGATCGGACAGGCCAGCAGCGCCGCGTTCAGGCCGTATTGCGCCGCTGTTGCAAGGACCGTCTGTCCCGTACTCATTGCCAAAGCTGCGGCATGTGCGGTCTCCCGAATCTCTGCTGCCGCCTTGATGCCGTTGGTAATCGACTGAACAGTGTTATACGCAGCCAATACAGTAACATAGGCTGTCATTGCCGCCGTCACGCCATAAACGATTGGGCCGATCCACGACCAGTTGTCGATCATCGCGGAGGAAACATTGACAGCCCCCTCCGCAACCATTCCAAGAATCCCGATCAGCAGCTGTAACCCCGTGGTTACCTTGGCAATCACAACTTCGATTGTCCCCCAGTTTTCGTTGATTGCATCCACAATTTTGAGGATATAGGGATAGACCCCCGCGCCTACCTGTTCTTTCAGGTCTCCGTAAGCGTTGGAAAGCTGGATAATCTTTCCCTGCGGGGTGTTGGACATGGCCTCGTACAGGCCGTCCCACGATTCGGAGACCACAGCGTTGATTGCCGCGGCAGCCTGCATATCCGCGGAAGCGTCCAGATATTCTTCACCAACCGCTTCTATAATCTGCGCCTGTGTGGCCGTCCCTTCGATCACCGCTTTCTGGGCGTCTGTGAACTCGAAGCCCTTTTTGGTCATGGCGTCATAGCTGCCGGACATAATCTTCCCGATCCCCGTCGCATAGTCGGTGATGGCCTTGCTGTCCAGCGCCCCGCCCCCGGACATCCCCATGGAATAATCCGCGAGGGTGTCCATCATGGACAGCAGCGCATCCGGATCGGAAAAATAGGTTGCCAACTCTGCAGCTCCGGCAATCATCGCTTCGTCCCCGTAGATGCCAATGCCCTGAATTTCACTCGCCTTGGCCGTAATGGTATCAAATGCCCCGTCCACATCCTCCTCCAGCATATTCCCCAATACAGTGGAGAGCTGGATTTCAGCATTTAACTGTGTGTCGAACAGGCCGGTGCTTTCCTGTATGACCCCGAATGCCTTTCTCATCCCAGCCAACCCGACAAACCCGGCCACCGCATTCCGGATGGCGTTGGACAGGCTGTCCGCGGCGCTTACCCCCTGATGGATCGCGTTATTGAAACGGCCCTGTTCGTCCACGTTATCCCGGATATACCGTTCGGTTCCCCCCACAATCTGGGACAGACGGTTATACGCATCGTTGGCCGCTCCCACATCCATATCTGTAACCGCGCGGTTCAGCGCCTCCTGCGCTGTCAGGGCCTGGCCTAACTGCATCCGCAGCTGTTCCAATTCATTGTTTGCCTGCTCCGAACCCATGTTGATGGGGTTGTTGGCAATCTGAGAAATCCGGGCCTGAATGGCCTGCATCCGGTTTTGTATCCGGTTCAAATCTGCGGCAGCGTTGGGAGGCAAAATCTCGGCTGCCATGGCCTGCGCGTTGATCTGAAGCTGTGCATGATTCAAATCGCTCATCAGGTCTGTGGCGATCTGAACCTCCTGCCGGAATCGCTCGATCCCTGTACCTGTAAAAACAGGCATCTGGTCCGTCTGCCACACGACAGGGACCTCGACGGGGGCGGGAACCTCCCCGCCCCCGATTTGAGAATACGCGTCATTGAGCGCCTGCATCGCCATGGTCGCCTTGTTTGCGGCTTCCCACGCTCCATCCAGGGAACGGGTATCCACATCATTGCCGCTGATGCGCTGCATGTCCCCAAAGGCTGAAACGGTAAGGTTCAGGGCGTTTATGATGTTGTTTAAGACTGGGCTGAAACCGTCGTACAGCTCAACCCCGCTCTGCAAAATTCCCATATTCTTACCTTCTTCTTCTCCTTCTCCGGCCTTTTGGACGTTCCGCCTTTTGGGCAGCTTTTTTCTCCTTTTCGAGCTTGATGCGGATCGCCGCGATGATGAACGCCTTTTCCTGATCGTCCATCCTCAGATACTGATTTGGGCGGATGTGCAGTTTGTGGAGACAATAGTAAGCGTAGTTCGCTTCCGGATCGTCCCCCTCGATCAGTTTTTTGCCTCTTCCACCTTCTCCTCAAAGGATTTGGTAAACCCGTTAAAATCCTGCACAAAGGCTGTAAATGCGTCATACTCGCCCGGATCGTCCACCAGCGCGAACAGCAGGTCCTCCGGGGACATCACCCCGTAGGAATCCTGCAATTCCCGGTCGTAGAGGTCCGGGCTGACGCACGAGGCGACCAGTATTTTGGAGATGTATTTTGCGGTATTCATCTTCTGCCGATACGCATTGGGCTTGCCGAGGACCTGCACTTCCTCCATACAGTCCTCCCGGATCTCGGCATTTTCCCGGCTGGAAACCGGTCTGAGCGTCCACAAAACCGGCTCGCCGTTCTTATCCACAATGGAACGGGTCGCGGCATAGGTTGTGTTTTCCTTCTTTTTCTTGTTCTCTTTCATGAACTGTGCAAAAGTTGACATGCTGCATCTCTCCTTTTTGAACCATCGTTAGTTGGTGAGGAACCCGTCCAGATGCCTGAAGGTCTCCGGCATCTTGAAATCTTCAAAGGTGAAGTCCATATCCTCATCCAGATATTCGCCGTCCGCGTCGAACTTCGCCAGAACACCACCATCAATGTTGCAGTCGATCAAAACGATCGTCTGCCGCCCCACCTTGGAGGTCGGGTCCTCGTTGGTGATCTGGATGTCAAAATAAACGTCCTCTCCGGTGTCCTTGTACTGCTGCATCATCTGGCGGAAGATCGACGTGTTATAGTGGAAGGTTGCCGATCCGGTTCCCTTCCATCCCGCGGCCTTGTTGCCCTTGCCGGGCTTCCCCAGAATGGGAACCTCCACCTTGTTTTTCTCAAACTTTGCTTCCAGGTTGATCGCCTGCATGAAGTTATACCGTCTTGTTCCTACGGTGATATAGCATTCGGCAAGCGCCGCAAAAACGGTATCCTTGCCGTGCATGATAACCCTGCTCCCCATCTTCCTTCATCCCCTTTCTCAGGATACGGTTACGGTCATATACAGCTTGCCCATCGCGTTGATGACCGTGATCGCGTCTTCTACAACAACTGCCATCTTGGTGTCGCCCTGCGCAATCGTGATGTCCGTATCCTCAAAATTTTCAATCGCCCGGATGTCCTGCAATTGCTGGTGCAGCTTTACGATGTCTGCCCAGAGGGAGGTCCGGCCATCCGCATCGTTGGGCACCACGCCCAGATATTTTGTGTTGAACACCACCGGAACAAAACTGATAAATTTTGTTTCTCAAAAAAATAATAGTTT